CGGCCCCGGCCCCCGCCGCCGTCCCGGCCTCGACGAGCCCGGCCGCGTCCGCGCCGGCCACCGACCCCGTGCCGGCGACCGTCGCCGTGTCAACGAAGGCGCTCGAGGAGGTGGCGACGTCCGTCCCCGCCACCGCGCCGGCCCCGGCGGCCGTCCCAGCCTCGACGAGCGCCAGCCCGTCGCCGGCGGCTACGGCCCCGGCGGCCGCCACCGTCGCGACCTCGAGCCGGGCCGCCCCGTCGCTCGAGGCGGCCGCCCCGGCCCCGCCAGCCGTGCCGACTTCCACCTGGCCGACGCCGTCGGCCCCCGCGGCCGCGCCAGCGCCGGCGGCCGTGCCCGTTTCGCCCCGCGTGACGACCTCGAGCCCCGTCGCCGAACCTGTACCCGCCGCCGTCCCGACGTCCGTCCCTTGGGTAGCCTCGAGCGAAGCGACCGCGCCGTCCCCCGCGACCGTGGCCGTTTCGGTGTAGGCCACGGCAGGGAACCCGCCGGCAATGCTCACCGAATGGAAATCGCAAGGTGCAGCGTCGGAGAGGATAAACGCCGACACGCCCCGATCGTTCCGGTTCGACGCCGCGAGCCCGTAAGTATTGTAAGGATCCTGCGACCCGTTGACCCCGTCGGAATGGACAGTCCACCCCGTTCCGTTCCAGTAAGCCGAACGAAGCTGCACGCCCGCCCCGCCCTGCACCGAGATATTCCAGATCGCCCAAAACCGCGCGTCATCCGAACACGCCTGCAGCGCCCCGACTCCGAACTGGTGCGCCGTCCCGTTGAGCGCAGGCATGGACCCTTGTGGGGACATTAGCTGCGCCAGCGTGCCCGATGGATTGAGCCGGCAGAGTTGGAGGCCGCGCGTTGGGTCTAGGTAGAAGATCGAGAGGTAATTCGCCGTCGCGGAGATCGACAGAAGTTGAGGCGCGGAGGTCGCGTCACTCGATACGATCGTCGTGTCGGATCCGACCGTCCACGTCTGATTTCCCGTGCTCGTCGCCTTCGCGTACCGGATCCCGTAGGGATTGACGCTGGCCTGCTCTGCCATCGTCGGGCCGTACACGATCCAGAAATCGGGACCATCCCCGATCTGCCGGAAGTGCACCGTTAACTCATGGGTTAGATCGAGCCCCGTCGGGACGTGGTAGTAGACGACCGTCGCCGCGTTGCTCGTGCCGGCGAGGTTGTAGAAGGCCGTCGCCGCAGACGGCGTCGTGCTCGACGCGACGCACATCTGGACCCGGAACCGATAGGTCGTGATGGGGTCGTCCTGCACCAAGACCGCGACGCACTCTGTCCCTGCGCCGTTCTTGATTGCAAGGACGTTGCACCGAACGTCATTGTTGGTGTTATACGCGCCCGGAATCGCGAAGTGGGTTTCTTCCGCGAACCCCGAGATCGCACTTCCGGTGTAGGAGATGGCGCATCGGACATAGACGAGCGTCCCCGACGACCCGTCCGTAAACAGCATGTGGATCTTGCCGTCGCTCGACTGATCGACGGACTGTAGGGCCGCCCCGCCGAGCGTGAACCCACCTGGCGAGCCCGTGGGATCGACAAAGGACCATGACGCCCCGTTGTCCCCCGACTTGAGCCCGTACGGCTTGCGGTCGCCCGCCGAGTAGGCAAAAGCGATCAACTCCCCCGATCCGCTCGCCCCTCGATCTCGCACGCAAACGACGTTTGCGTTGCTCCATGGCAGTTGGAATGACCCGGTGCCGTGCGCGTACCCGGTGCCGACCGTCGTCGTCGTCCCGGGCGCGAAATCGGCATAGGCCAGAGCGAAATCGGTGGAATCGGTCGAAGCGTGATCGGCCGCCGACGTCGCCCCCGCGCCGGCGACGGTCCCCGCCTCGACGGCGTCAACGTGATCGCTCGTCGCCTGCGAGCCAGCGCCCGCGACTGTCCCGGTTTCGACGTAGGTCTGCCCGCCCGAGAAGGTGTCAGATCCGGCGACCGCCCCCGCGCCGGCGACGGCCCCCGCTTCGACGCCGTCAACGTGATCGCTCGTCGCCTGCGAGCCAGCGCCCGCGACCGTCCCGTTTTCGGCGAAGGTCGAGCCCCCGCCGCCCGCGCTGGCAATCTCGATCGCACCGACGCAGGTGTACGCCTCGTTGCTCGTCGCGCCGATGTTGTAGGACTGAGCGAGGAGGGCGGAGGTGGTGTGGACGATGAGGCAGGAAGAGGTGTTGCCGAACACGGTATCCGTCGCGCTGGCGTCGGTGGCGACCGTGATGCCCGTGGTGTAGGGCGTCAGGCCCGCGCCCGTGTTCCCGTCCACCGTTACCGCAAGGAGTACGGCCCCCGCGGACGCGGAGATAGCGATATTCCCAGCCCGAGCCGTGTCGGTATTCGGAGAACCTGTCGCCCCCGCCACGTTGCCGACCGTGCCGCCCGTGTACGAGTAGACGGCAAGCGTCGCGGCGTGGCTCTGCACCGCGCTGAACGTGACCGTTACCGTCGCGCCGGACAGCGCGCCGGCGCTTGGGGCGGTCCAGATCCGAAGCCCGGCCCAGGTTGCGTAGGTGCCCGTGAAGGGCACATCGACCTGCGACGTCCACGTGAGCCCGCCGCCCGCGATGGAAAACGGCGTGACTCCGCTTCCCGTCCCACCGTAGGCTGCCACCGCCACAAGCAGGCTCGCGCCGCCCGTGTTGAACGCAGCCGTTGCGATGGTTCCAGAGGTATCGCCCGCCCCTTGGGTCGTGACCTTGGGGAAGCCGGCCTCGAGCGTCGGAGTTGCCCCCGCCACAACATCCGTCGCCGCGGCCGCGCCCTCGCCGGCCGCGGTGCCCGTTTCGACGTAGGAGAAGCTTCCGCCGTCGGTCGCGGCCACCTGGCCGTCGGCGAAGACCTGTCCGGTTTCCGCGCCGTTCGAGTCTGGATCGTACCCGGCGATCAGCCGGGAAGGCAGATCGACGTCAGGATAGACGAGCCGCGTCCCCCTCGCCTGCTCGGATTCACCCGCCGCCGGCGCAAGGGGGCCGAAGCGCCCCGACCGGCGATAGTAGGAGGACACCCCGCGCCCCCGGGTTTACTCGCACCAGACGATGTAGCCGTTCAGCACCGAACCCGCGGCCGCTCCTTCATTCCAGATCACGAGGTAATCCGTCGCGGTCGCCGACCGGACGAAGACCCCCGGATCGGGGAACGTCCAGACCATGCCGGCCCCGATCGTCGCCGGGAGCGTGTACCGCATGAGTCTTGACGCGGCCGTAACCGTTGGGGCCGTCGTCCATGCCGTATCGACGAGGGACGTCCCCGCGGCCGCGATCGGCAGATCGGCCTGCCCCACCGACGTTGACGTGCTCGCCGCGTACCCCCCGGCCGTGTTTCGGAGGAGAGAGATATTCGACGCCGTCGCCGCGTTGCAGGCCAGCCCCAACTCGAGCACCCGCGAAGTGCGCGTCGGCGCGCGGAACGCGGCATAGGCCGCGCTCGCCGCCGCCGCGACCGACTGGAATCCGATCCGGTATGTCGTCGCCATGGCTTAGGCGATCGACAGGCTGGTGATCTGCTCCGTCAGCGTGTCGGCCGTGGTGAGTGTCCGAGTCGCCGACAGCGCGCCCCAACAGATCACCTTGCCCGACGTGCCCGACGCGGACGTGCAAAGAAACCAATGCGTCGCGCCGGACAGCGTGACGCCCGTCCCCCAGGTAACGGCCGACGACATGGACGCCACCCCGCCGGTGTTCGACCAGTTGGCCGAGGTGACAAGCTTTCGCCCGCCACCGCCCACGGCCGCCTCCCCCGCCGCCAGCGTCGCCAGCGTCGAAGTTGCCGTCGGCGCGGAGTTGGTGAGCCCGATCCACGTCTGGTCCGTCGCGATCAGCGCGGTGCCCTCCGTGATCAGACCGAGAAGGTATCCGCTTCCTTCCTGCGTGAAGTTTGCCATGACCTTGCCCTTTCAGTTGCAGCCGCGCGTCACTCGACGACGCGGAGAAGATGATCCTTTGACGCGAAGACCTGCTCGCGCACCGCGCGCGGCAGAACGATGCACCCTTCCGAAGCCGTGAATTCGCCGGGATGCCCGACGGCATCCCCGTGGCAGAGAAAGCCCGAGCGCCCGAACGTGTCCGTTCCCTGACACGGGATCAGCCGAAGGCAAAACGGCCCCCGCTTCGGAGAGTCGAAAGCCGACGCGACGATCCAATCCCCTCGAGGGATCGGGCCGAAGTTGGCGCGCACCTGGTCCGCGGGCTTATTGAGCGATGCGCCGTGACCGGAATAGCCCTTCGCGACGAGCCGATCGCCCTCGAATAGCTCGCCCGTGGACTGTCGATACACCCAGGTCACGCCGGCCCCTCGAGCCGCACCACCCGGGCCTCGAGCGCGGCGTGCCGCAACTCGAGCGCGTGCAGCGCCGCGTTGACGGTAAAGGCGGCCCGCTTCGCGTCATCGGCCGTCCGTTCCGCCGTTTCGTACCGGGCAAGCATCGTGGCAACGAGACTAGTCGTATGCCGCGCCACTATTGCCTCGACCTTCCCCTGGAAACTCCCCGCGATCAGCCACAGCACCCCCGCGTTAAGCATCGACGCGGCCGCGGCCACGCCCAGCGCCAGCGGCAAGTGCACATCGTCCCCTATCATCGTCCCGCGCCCTTCGTAGAGGGCGCGCACGCCCGATCCACCACCACCGCACGAAGCTGCCCCAGAATGTCCTGCTCGTCGTCCACCGCCCTTTTGAGGTCGCGGATCGCCCCGCTCGCGTCGCGGATCGTGGCAACCAACTCCGCGTGCTCCGCGCCCCGCTGCACCCGATCGGCCGAAAGCGTGGAGTCGAGCAACCGGAAGACGGCGAAGACGACCGCGCCGGCGAAGCCGAGCCGCACGAGCCCGTCACCCTTGCGCCGCCCGGCCGTGATCGCACCAATCACGGCCGGGATCAGAGCCCAGCCCGTCGGTCCCCGTCCCACCTGGCCGCCCCTACTTCGCCAGGAAGTAGAACGCCACCGCGAGCGCCAGGATGGACCCGACGCCGATCGCGACCGGCACCCACCCCGGGAGCCCGGGCTTTCCCGGCACGTACGCCTTCCGCGCCGCGTCCGCGATCCGGATGCTTTCCGCCCTCTCCTCCTCTGTCATCTCACCGCCGCCGCCGCCTTCGTTGCTTCGCGCCATGATCTGCCCCTTTCCTAGAAGACTTCGATTCCCGTTGCGCCCATGAGAGTCGTCCGCGCCGCTCGAGCGTTCAGATAGCCCGTCACCGCATCGGTGATTTGCGCCCGCATCGCCACGATCATTTCCGCGCCCGTCATGGTCGCGAGGACGACGACGCCCACCGTTGCGAAAGGCTTTTCGCTTTCCACCGCGGCCGATACCTGCACGACGATGCTGCCGGGAGCCGCAGCCGCGAGATTTGGCGCGGCATAGTTGTCCACTCCGACCACCGTCCAACGAATGTTCGCCATGGTTCCCCCTTAGTAGACGTCGAACGAAAGCCCCACGTCGGCCGACGTGACGGTTTGCCCTAGACTGTCGGTGACGACGCAGCGAAAGATCGCGTTCCACGTCCCGACGATTGCGATCGAGCGACGAAAAGTGCACGTCGCGCTGGTGCCGCCCGACATTGTGAAGCTGGTGTCCCCGCTTGCGTACCCCCACGCATAGGAGTACGGCCCGACCCCGCCCGAAGGCGTCGCCGTGATCGAAGGGGTGCACGCCCCCGTGCCGCTACCTCGAGCGAAGTAACCGTCGGAAACGGACCCACTCAGAGCAACGGTCAGCGTCGCCGCCCGGTACGCGTTCCAGAAATTCGACAGGGAGATCGACCCCGCGACCATGACGTTTGGCGCATAGTCGAAGGATCGGACGTAGGCCCCGCCCTTGTAGTATTCGGTAAGGCTGATCGGATTCGCGCCGCCGAACTCCGCTTGGATTTGCGCCAGCGTGATCGTGGTTCCATTAGGGAGCGCCATTCACGCCCCCCTCGAGCTTCCGCACGCGCGCTGTCAACTCTTTGATCGCCTCGATCAGCACCCCGACGAGGTTCCCGTACGCGACACCAAGCGTCCCGTTCGCCGCCTCGTGGACGACTTCCGGGCACACCTGGCGGATCTCCTGCGCGATCACCCCGACCTGCCGCCCCGCGTCCGGTTGATCGATCCGCTCGAAGGTGACGCCGCGCATCCGGCCGACGAGCCCCAGCGCGTCGAAGACGGGCCGGACGTCGCGCTTTAGCCGAGCGTCGGAGTAGGCCACGACGTTGCCGACCGACGTGAACGTCCCGCCGGCGTCGAAGGTTGCCCGCGGGTTAGCGAACGACCCGACGAAGAAGTACCCCAGCGCGTCGGCACTCCCGTACGCCCCGAAGTATCCAAGATCGGTCGCCGCGCTCCCCTTGAAGTTTAGGCCGGTCGCCCATCCCCCCGCGTCGCCCTTGCATTGAATCGTGCCGCTCGCCGGATCCATCGTGACGGGGCGCGACCCCTGCGCGTGAACGATCCCGTTCGCATAGAGCACACCACTAGCGATCAGGGAGCCACCCAGACTGGTCAGCCGCGCCGAAAAATCGGAGGTGTCCGCGTTCGACTCGTGAAAATCTAGGTACTGCCCGATCTCCATTACGCCATCCGACCCGACAACGGGGACGTTGTTCCACCTGGCCCCGGAAGCCGACTTCCTGATCGAAATGGCCGGGGCCGTGCCGCCCGACGACATGACAGGATCGGTTCCCGTGACTCCCGTCACCGTGCCGCCGCCCGCCGGAGTGTCCCATCTCCCGTCCCCGCGAAGGAACGTCGCCGACGACGGCGTGCCCGTGATCGCCGTTACCGTCGGAGCGGCAAGGGAGGTCATTACTCCCTTTGCCGACGAGCGGAAATTGTCCATGTACGTGAAAAAGGCGGCGCGTTTCTCGAAGTAATTAGACAGGAGCCAACGATAAAGCTGGGGAGGGGTCACGACATAGGCGGGCCTCGTGAAGCTGCCACCGAACTGCGCCGACGTCGTAATCAGGACCGTGTCCGATGCTAGCCACGCCGCGATCTTCGTTTCGTTTCGGGTGCCCGGCCGAAGCCACGCGATGTCGAAACCGTAGGGATCGACGTCACAATAGAGCCTCCAATACCCCGTGTAATCACTCCAAGCGTATGACCAATCAAGCCACGGGGTCGCGGCACCGGAAGGTTGCCACAAGGATGCGGTATAGGTTTCGCAATCCGCCACCATTTGCGCGAGCAGGTTCAGAACCGACGCCTTCTCACTCCGGGAGATGATCCCGTCATCCGCCATATCCAAAAGCGTGCTATTCGCCGCGCTCGCGTTGGGTGGCACCAGCGGGTTATTTTGCAGGCCGTCGGACGTCGGGGGGAGCGTGTCGATCGCCACCGACACCCCGGAGAACCACTCGACCCCCTCGAAGCGCAGGCCGTCCTCCGCTTCCTCGACCGCCGTGACGCGCACGAGCCGGTCAAGACCCATGGCCGCGTGCGTAAGCTGCACGAGGTCGCCGGGCTCGACGAACAGGAAACGCCAGGACGCCCGCCAGGAGAACGTCGATCGGTTGTGGATCGAGCGCTGCGCGCGGATCTGCGACAGCGTCCGCGCGTGCTTCGCCGTCGGGACGCAGGGGATACTCACGGCGTCCGCGCGCCGCACCCCGATCGTCTGCGATCTGGCCGCGTCCATTGCCTCGATCGTCGTCGTCGATCCGTCGCCGGCATACGCCGGCGTGAACTCGATCGGGACCACCGTCGCGACGTCCGATTCTGGCGACCGGCGCACCTCGATCGCGTCCGCGTCCGAGCCCGCGTCCTCGAGTACGAAATCGTCGTCGGTGAACGGCGTCGCCGTCGCCGCAGGGGAGTACGTCCCCACGACCGACTCCCCCATCGGGATCAGCCGAAGCGCCGTTCCCGTCCAGTAGGCCGACGCGTCGGCCGCGTCCAGCACTTCTTCGATCGCGGCCGCCGCCGGGGCAGACTCGACGAAGGCTCGAGCCACGTAAAAATTCCGCTGCGCCGCGTACCTGTCGAGAGAACTTGCCGCCAGCCCGTCGGTGCCGACCGCCGTTTCGACGAGCGACGTCCCGAGCCCCAGCCCGACCGTCCCGTCCTCGACGATCTCCCGAATCACCGCACCTGGCGCGGCCCCGTAGAATTGCGTCGTTGACGGCAGGGAATCGATCGTCGCCGTCGCCAGCCGGCCGCGAAGCATGGCGCGGAGCGTCGGATACTTGCCGTCCGGGCACACGAGTTGACCCGACCGAAGCGCCACGAAGTGCCCCAGCCGGACCCGCTGCGCCGCCGTCCCGCCGGCCACCGTCGCCCACTCCGTAGCCGTGCCCGCGTTCCCCAGCGTCAACTCCGGGGGGTGCGCGACGTACGTCCCGCGGATACCATGCCCGGCCGCCCATTCCGGCGTGACCGTCGCCGGCCACGTCCCGCCGGGAATGAAGTTGAGCCCGTCCCGCGAGAACCAATGCCATGAGTCAATGACGCCCTGCGCGAAGACGTACTCGACCGGCGCGACCTGCAACTCTGTCCACAGGCCAGGATCGGACGTGCTCACGGCCCCAAAATCGTCGAGCTTCAGATCATAAGCGAACTCGTGGGACACCTTGCCGGCGTACACCAGTTGACCCTCGACCACCGCCGATCCGTAGACCACCGCGATCGGCCGCCCGTACCCCGGCGCGCCCGACGCCCCCGAGCCGTAAACCGGGCCGCTCCGGTTCGGAAGCTTCCGATCCTCCCGCCCACCGCCGCCATTGTCTAGCTTCCACGTCATGATCAGCCACCCACCGCAGACTCCGGGGGAAGTAGCGGCAGGCCCGAGAATCGGGCGAGGTTCGCGAAAGACGTGTCGCAGACCGCCGCGCTTTTCGCGCAGCCCTTCACCACCTTGACCGTGAGCCCCGCGCCCGGGATCGAGGGAAGCGCCGGCGCGACCGTGAGGAGGAGATCCGCCCCCGACGCGGCCACCGACACGATCGTCCGCGACAGGCCGACAAGGGACGACGACGACGGGGCCGTGATCGCGACGTACCCGAAGGCGAACCCCTGATCCGTCAGCGTTCCGACCTTCACGACGTTTGCCGCCGAGCTTGCGAGCGTGGTCTTCGCGTCCCACGTCGTCGGCCGCGTCAGCCCGCACCCGCTCGAGTAGAGATCCCAGCCGCAAGTGACCGCCGCGACGTTCCGCGGCCAAGGCGCTTGGAGCTTCGCGAGCAGGCTTTCGATCGTGAGCCCGATCGACGTCGACCTGGCCTGGATCTCCCCGACGTATCCGCCAAACAGCAACACCGCATCGACGAGCGCCCCGGCCGTGGTGAAAAACGCCCGGTAAAGCTTCACCGACGCGCCGTCGAGCGCCCCGCCGAGCGCGGCCGCCGGCCATGCCACCGACGTCGCCCCGTAGACCGACGCCGGCCCGAAGCCGATCTCCATTTCGAGCGCGTCCGTTTCCAGCCCCAGCCGACTCCGCACCCGCTCGCGCATCGGGACGACGACGCCGGCCGAATAGACGTTGCCGCCGAAGGTGACGTCGGCCTCCCAACTCGTGAACCGAGCCACGCCCAGCACCGGCGACGTCACTTCGTACAGATCGCCCATAACGAAAGCCGTATCGCCAGAGGGAGCCGGCGCGCCGGGCAGGGACAGAAGGTTCCGAAGCGCGGTCGAGAGTGTCCGAGCCATCAGAGCACCGTTTCCAACTCGACGTCGGCCGTGTAAAGCCCGGGCGAATCCTCGACGATCGGGCACTCGTCACTCGTGAAACGGACTCGAGGTTGCGTCGGCCCGCCCCGCCAATAGGCCCCCGCGGTATTATTCAGTAGCCACGAATCCCACTTCCCCTTGTGGGTATTGAAAAACGCCAAAAAAAGATCCGGTTCGGTGTAGGACGCCCAATTCTGGCCGCCCGATCCCGTTTCGTTTGGTGCCATCTTCCACGAGCGAAGACGCAGCCGGAAGGACAGCGCCGTGATCGACGACGCCCGCCACGCGACCGAGATCCGCTTACCCGACACGGCCACAAGGTCGCGCGTCGCGTACGTCGGCCGGGCCGAGGTGGCGGGCTGAATCAGGGGGAGGATCGGGAAGATGTTTGACGACACGCTAGACCCTTCCCGCTCGCCGGCCGCGATTGATCACCCGGTACAACGGCCCATCGTGCCGGGTAAGGACGCGCTCGACGTCCTGCCCGTCAAAGGCCGTGATGTTGATCGTCATCCCGACACCTGGCCCAGCCCCGTCGCCCAAGCTTCCCGCGGCCATGGCGAGCTTGTGGTTAGGAACCACCGACCCGGACAGGCCGCCGCCGAGCCGCAGCAATTCCGGCCCGGCCTCGCCGACGAGGTACGTCCCCGGGAAGACCGAGCCGCCCAATTCCTTCGCCCCGATGTTCCCCAGGAGGCCGAGCACCGCCACCAGCATCGCGCCCATGGCCGCGATGCCCAGCGCCGGCCCCACAATCGGGATCCCCGCTTGCGAGGAGGCCGCGCCCGACGCCGCGGTCGCCGCGTTCGCCGTCACCGACTTGATCGCGATATCCACCAGCGACTTGACGACCATCGTTGCCATTTGCGCGAAGGCTTGCGCGACGGTGACGGTCCCCGTGATGATCCCGCCCACCGCGGTCCCCATCGCGTCGCCCCATTGCGCCGCGCCGTCGATCGCCTGCTGCTGCTGCTGGTTGTAATTCTTGATCGCGTGTGCCGCGTTTTTCGTGGCCTGCTCGTTGACCTGCGTCGGAGTTTTCGACACATCCATCCCGCCGGCCTCGCCGGGATCGGTCAGCGCATCCTGCAGGCCGCGCGCCTGCGCCTCGTCGAGCTTCCGCTTATCTTCGGCCGCGGCGATCTTCTTCAGCCCGTCGAGGTACTGCGCGTCGGCAAGGTTCAGTTGCAGTTGCGCCGTGCTCGCCTCGAGCGTGCCATTCCGCAGCGCCGTCTGGATCCGCAGCCGCTCCGACTGCCACGTCGCGACCGACTTCTCGACCTCGCCGTCGGCCTCGAGCACCTTGATTTGCGCCGCCAGCGCCGCGTTGGCCGCCTCGATCCCCTGCCGCAACTTCTTCCGGCGCTCGTTGGCCTCGTTTTCGATGTTCGCTAGTACCTGGTCCTGATTCGCCTGATTCGCGGTCCCCTTCTCCTTCTCCTCGTTGAAGCGCCGTTCCGCCTCGATCCGCTTGTTGGTTTCGTCGGCCGTGATCCGATCGCCTTCGCTTCCGGCGAGAGCATAGATCCGGCGCTGGTCCGCTTCGCCGTCGGCCCGGCCCTTCGCCTGCAGCGCGTTGAACTCGCGCGCCCAAACGAGCCGCTTTTCCTCCCGCTCGATCTGGATCGGGATGATCGCCTGCTCGACCTGCGAAAGTTGCTGTCCAAGCGCCAACTGCTCGCGCTTGTGGGCGATCAACGCCTTGTCATAGCTCGCGCCGGCCTCGTCGTACTGTTGCCGGCCCTTCCAATGCTCCTCGAAGCCCGCGTCCAGCGCCGCCATTTTCCGGCGCAACTCGACCTGCTTTTCAAGCAGGGACGACCCGCCCAGGTTTTCCCGGCGCTCGTTTAGCTTGGTGTCAGCCTCAAACTGAAAGTCGGGGACGTGCTCCCGCTTCGCCCGGAGCGCGTCGACGTTTTTCCATATCTCCGCGGTCTGCTTACCCAGCGACGTCGCGAATTCGGCCGCTTCCGCCGCCGCCTTCCGCTCGCCCTCGCCGAGCGCCATGAACCCCTGCACGAGCAACTGGACGCCCGCGATAGCCAGCCCGATCCCCACGCCGCCGATCATGCCTTCGGCCGCCACCCCGATCATGCCGCGGATCGCGCCCTTCGCGCCTTCGGCCGCCGGGATCAGATCCGTGATCTCCGTCGACCAAAACTTCGCCATCCTCGACGCCTGCCGGGCTTCCTTCTGCTCCTCCCGCATCGTTTGCAGGAGGCCGCCGTGCGCCTTGTTCGCCTGATCCGCCCCGGCGCTCGAGGCCCCCATTCCAGCGCCGGCGGTCTTCCCGAAATCGGCCACCGCCGCGGACGCCGCCTTCAGTTGCGCGAGCGCCTGCCCGATCTGGATCGACAACTCAGCCTGAATCACCCCCGCGTTACCCGCCACTTGCCACCCCCAGCGACGCGGCCACAGCGCGCAACTCGTCGATCGACGTCGGCTCGAAGGCTTCGGCCGCCGGCGCGCCCGGGGCTGAAAGCCCGAGCACCTGGCCGATGCGCGCGAGCGCGAGCGACACGGGAGGGAAGATCGCCCAATGCTTATACTGCCGGTCGATCTCCCTGATCGTCATCTCGCGCACCTCCGACAGCGGAATCCCCGAAGACAGAAAGGGGCCGTACAGGTTCCCCCACTCTACGGCCCCAGCACTTCCCCCGCGGGCACCTCCCGAAGCCCGGACACCCTCGAGGCGTGCTGGAACAGGAAGGCGATCTCCGTCATGGAAAACCGATCGCGCACGGCATCGGCCGCGATCGTGAACCCGCCCCGGTTGAGTGAGTGCGCCAGGAAGCGCCGCATTGCCGCGACCTTTTCGGAATCGCTCGCCGCGGAATCCTCCCGCAGCACTTCCTGGCACTCCTCGACGGCACCCGCCGTCGCCTCGCCGAGCGTGAATCGCTCGCCCTCGATCTCGACTTGCTTTCGCAGCATCGTGGCCCCCTGCCAGCCAGCGCTTAGTCGATCTCGAAGACGTCGAACGGCTTGCCCGTGGACGCTTCCTCGATCGCCTGCCAGGACAGCGACCCGTCGCCGATCGCGCCGAGCTTCAGACCGGGCGAGAACTTGTCGAAGACGACGGCCGGGAAGCGCCATCCGTACTTCTTCGTCCCGTTGGTGTTGTAGGCCGACAGGACGAACGTGGGCGACTGTCCCATCGTCGCGTTGACGTAGGTCGTCGTCCTCCCGACGGCCGCGGCCGTGTAGGAGTAGGAGATCCGGACGTTGTGGCCCGCGTCCGCGCCGGCGAAGGTGTAGACCCCGGCCGCGGAGTAGGAATACTCCCCGGTGGCCGGGCCGGACGCCTTGGGGATCAGGTACAGCCCGGTCGTCACGTCGAGCACCCCCAGATCCTCGAAGAAGGTGGCCCCGTTGGCGACCGTCGCCTGAAACGGCGTCGTCGGGATCGTCGCCTGCTCCTCCATGATCCCGACCTTCGAGCCGGCCGTGGTCGTCGCGCCGCCGATCAGGGCCGCGTACGTGGCCGCGCCCCAGATCTGGAACTTCAGCGACCCCTTGATCGTCAGCTTGCCGTCGTACGCGTCGACCGCGACCTTCTTCGGGCCGTAGACGAGCAGTTTTTCCTGGTCGAAATCGCAGGACACGTCCGAAACGATGCCCAACTGAACCGGCGTGGTGTTGGTGCCCGCGGGCTTGAAAGCCACGAGGCCGGTCGAGAACTTCACGCTTCCCATGTGCTACTCCTTCCCGGCCAGCCGGGCTTTGAGGTCGTCCGCAGCCATTCGGATGCGGTTCTGCGTGTCACCGGGAAGCCCGATGTTGTGAAACCACTTCACCAGCCAGGACTCGACCACCTGGTCCGTCGCCGGGGGGGCCGCGAAGACCACCTCGACCGCCGGATCCGTCGTCGTCGTCGCCGTTGCCTTCGCCATTCCGTTCCCCTCCGTCAGCAATCGCCGAGCACAATCGCGTCCAGCGGGATCACCACTTCGGCCTGATCCCCGCCTTCGGCCTGCCGGAACTCGATCGGGCCGGCGATCTCGACGCTCGAGACAAGGCCGCCGAGCGTGGTGTAAAAGCGATCCGTTTCCATGTACGGCCCCACATGCTGCTCGTCGGGATCGCGAGCCAGCGCCGCCTCGAAGGCGTCAACGAGCCCGTTCAAGACCGTGTCAAGCGTCGCCTCCTGGCCGGTCGCGCGCACGAGCACCCAGACCTCGACCCCGAGCCGCCAGATCGGCGGCCCGCCGGGCTCGCGCTGGCCCTCCTGGCTACCGGCGAGCACAAGGCACGCGGGCTGCGCCGACGCCGGTAGCTTCGAGAAGTGCAGCGACCGCCGCGACCATGTGACGATCCCGGGCACCTTCGCCCGGAGCCGGTCGAAAATCGCTTGGTACACGACGTCGCGGTTCACGGCGCGACCCCGCCGCCGGCGAGGAGGCGGCCGATCGCCTCCTGCAATTCGCCCGCGAGTTGCCCCTTCAGCTTCACCGTCGCCCGGCCCAGCGGGGCCTTGCCCTGGATCCGAATGTCGCGCCGGTAGGACTTCACCGAAACGTTAGGGTTCAGCCGGTTGGTGCCGTCGCGGTAGCGGAAGCGAATCCCCTGGCCGGCGGCCACCTTGTTGCCCGTGTAGACGTCGCGGTGCAGGAGCACCTGCGTACCTGGCGCGTCCACTCCGAACTCTTGGAAGTAGTGATACCGGGCCTTTGAACGGACGGCGACGCCGATCACCCCGAACTTCTCCCACCCGGGCCGGGCGAAGACACCGAAGGAACGCGACAGGTTCCCGCCCTTCCGGCGGCCGCGCTTCGGCCCCACCGGGGCATTGCGCCCGGCCTGCGAGGCCACCGCCGCCCCGGCCTCCTTCAGCACCTTGAGCAGAGCCGCCTTGACCGCCGGCCCCATGCCGAGCAGGCGCGCCTGCACGTCCTCGTCACCCGTCACGCGCAGCGAGAACCCGTCGGTGAGGTTGCCCGAGCCGGGCGGCTTGTAGGTAGGAAGCCCCACGGTCAGCCCCGGAGCCTGTAGCGCTCGACCGTGGACGCGAACAGGGGCGTTTCCCCGCCCTTGCCCTGTTGCGCCTCCCACGTCCCGGCGTACGTCACCGAACCGTGCGGCATTGTCTCGTTACTGATCCCGATCCGCTCGCGCCCGCGGTACAGAAAGCCCACCTGATCGATGCACGCCTGCGCCACGTCTTCGGGTGTCGTCGCCCCGTAGCCGGCGACGTAGACGATCACGCAGTTGGCGACGCCGTCCGCGAAGGTGTAGCCCACGACCTCGAGCTTGCCGGCGGCCGCGTTGGAGAGCACCCAGCCCGCCCCGCCCACCGTGGCCCGCGGGGGGATCACCACCCCGTCCACCGTGACGCTCGTCACCGACGCCACCGGGTACTGCTCGAGGAAAAGTTTGCACCCGCCCTCGCCGTCCACCGTGTCGGTGTACGTCGCGTTGATCGGGTTCCGGCCAGCCTGCGCCACGAAGGCGTGCGATACGGCCGTGATCAGCCCGCCCAGCAACGTGTCGTCGTCCTGGGGAACAGGCACCGAGCCGCGCAGGTAAGCGCGCACCGAGTCGAGGTCCGTCAGGTCGCCCGCCGCCATCTATCCCACCCGCGCCTTGTTGCGCGGTGCCCGCGGCACCGCCTTGTTTCCCGGAGCTTCCTCGATCGCCAGAGCGAAACCCTGCTCGACGGCGTGCGCCGCGCGCTCGCCGTCCAGCACCGATCCCGCTTCGACGTGCTCGACGTGGATCCCGTCCCACGCCACCGCGAGCCCTCGAGTTACAGACGCACGCATGGACCCTTCCACCTGGCCCAGCCGGCGACCCCCGCGAAGGGGCCGCCAGCCGTGCCGGGAAGCGCTTAGACCGCGAGTTGGTAGGCCGCGACCGCCGTGGTGTCGATCACGCCGCCACCGACGCGCCGCGTCCCGTAAAACATCACGTTGGGCTTGTTGGTGTACGGGTCACGCAGCCAGCGCGTGCCGACGACGTCGGCGACGACGTAGGCCCGCTTGATGTTGCCGAACACGAGCGCGTTTGCCGACGCGGCCACGGCCGGCATGTCCTCGTTTTCCGCGATCGGGTAGCCGAGAAGCTGGGCCGGCACGCCGGCGACCATCGAAGGCTCCCAGAGGTAACGATTCTGGGAATCCTTCAGCTTCCGGACGGCCGTGAAGGTGGCCGCCGCGCCCATCCACATCGCGCCGGCCCGGTAGGAGGCCAGGATCTTCGCCGGGACGTCGAGCAGGGTATCGGCGACGATCACGCCCGACGTGCCCGACTTCACCAGCCCGATGTTGGTTCCGAAGGTCGGCGAAGCCGAGGGGGTGTAAGCCAGGATCCCCTTGGGGCTCGTGCCGGCGACGCCCGTGCCGCTCGTGAACTCGACATTTTCGAGGATCCCGAAGGTCTTTCCGGCCTCGTCAGCGATGTGACCCTCGAGGTTGAAGAAGGCGTCGTCGAGGACGCGCTGGGAGGCGGTCACGTTCGCGTACATCTCGCCGAACACCGGCTTGAACTGCGCGAACTGGGGGGAGTTGGTGGCGGTACGCGTGCCGGTTTCCGCGACCCACCCGCCGGCGAGGCCGTGGATGTTCACCAGTTTCTCGTACTTCTCGTTGCTGACCGTGATCACGGTCGAGAGGGACCGCATCGGCGCATACTTGAGCGCGACTTCGGCCAGGGACTTGTCGAGGTCCTGCGCGGAGGCGAAGCCGCCATCCGCGTTGACGCCGAGCGACAGCGCCTTGACCTGCAGGTCGGCGAGGCCGTCGATCTCGCCCTTGCGGAGAAACCGCGAGAAGGCGCGCGCGTGCTGCACCTGGTCGGACTCCGCGGGCTGACCGCCGGTCGCGCCGAGCGCGTTCGCCTTCGTTTCCATCTCGCGGATCTGCTTCTCGAGCATGGAGATCGCGTCGTTGAGCCTGTCCACCTTCCCCGCGAGCAGGGGATCGGCGTGGCCCTTCTTCTCGATCTGCTCGAGCCTCTGATCGTTCGCCTTCTTGAACTCCTCGAAGACTCCGAGGATCTTCTCGTGCGACTCCTTCACTTCCATGACCGTTTCCTTTCCCTAGCCGCCCAAAAGGACGCGCTCGAGCTTTCGCTTTGTTTCGTAGAACTGCAGGGGGTCCACCTCGTCGCCCTCGTTGCCGGCATCCCGCAGGCCGAGCGCGCTTGATCCACGAGCCATCAGCCGCTTGGCCTGCTCGCGCGAAAGCCCGGCATCCCGCAGGGCAGATTCCAGTTGACGGACGGTTTCGGGAGCGGACTTGACCGCCTCGACCGAAGCTTGATCGTTGGCCGCGAAGGTGACGACCGACACTTCCCAGAGGTCAACCGCCTTGATCCGGTTGACGCCGGCGACCTTGTCGAAGACCGAGCCGCCGTCGGGAAGGGAGAACCCGATCGACAGGCCGTCCAACTCCCCTTCGCGCATCAGCGTGTGCGTGGACTTCGCCAGCCCAAGCTGCAGGAAAAGCTTGCCCTCGACGTACAGCCCGCGCGCGTCCTCGCGCATCGTCGTCCACTTGCCGATGATCGACTTGGGATCGTGCTGTAGGAGGAGCTTGGGAAGGCGGCCGCGCTGGCCCCACGACTCGAGCGTCGCCTGGAACGCGCCGGGCTCGACGACGTCCCCGTACGAATCCTTGACCCCGAACACCGAACCATGACCGGCGAAGGTTCCGTCTTCCGCCAGGGACTTGATCTCGAGCGCGCCCGAAAGGAACTTCCGAACCATGGCCCCACGTTAAGCGGGGGCCGCGCCTCGTTTGCCTTTCGGGCGCGCCGCGCTACTCCGCGACCGCCGGCACCTGGCCGGGCTCCACCGGATCCGCGGGCTCCACCGCGGGCTCGAGCGGATCCGCCGGGGGCTCGACGACTTCCGGCGGCACGTCGGCCGCGTCACCCGGCCCCATGTTCAGCGGAGCCAGCGGATCGTCGAGGCCGTCGAGGGGGTTCATATCCTCTTTCTCCCGGGCCTCGTTGCGCGTCATCCATCCGGTCAGGATCCCCGACTTGTAGAATTCCGCGCGCGTCCGCGCGTCGCCGCGGAGAAGCGCCCGCACGTCGAGCTTGATGTAATAGCCCTCCTCGATATCGCGCTCCGACAGGAGGTCGCGCATTAGCGCTTGCTCCCAGCGCTCGACCCACGGCCCCAGAGTGTGATCGACATACGCCTGCATGAACGCTTCAGCGCTCGCGTACGTCGCCGACTTGTCGGGATGCCCGATCATCATCGGACTGATCTCGAACATCCGGGCGATCTCCGCGACTTGAAACTCGCGCGTCGCGATCGTGCCCGCGTCCACCGCGGTCATACTCATTGCTTGGAACTTCAGCCCGGCGTCGAGAACCATCAGCCCGTAAGAATTGCTCGAACCGCCGTGCTCGTCGCGGATCTTCTCCTCGACGCGCTTCACCGTTGCGGGCTGCAGCGATCCGTCGGTCGTCAGCAAGCCGGACGGCCGGATCCCGCCCTTGTGCAGCGCCGCCATGCTTTCTTCGCTCGCGATCGACAGGCCGATCGCGTCCCGCGCCAGCGCGATCACCTGCAGCGCCTCCCGCCCATCCCACGACGGGCCGGGGACGCGCATGATCGCCGACGGATCGACGAGCCTCGACAAGCCGCTGGCGAGCGCCACTTCGTACGCCACGATCTCGCCGGTCTTCGGATCGTACTTCGGCAGGATCGACGAAGGGGGGATCGGGACGATCTCCCGCACCTCGCCGCGGACCCGGTTCACGTACGAATGTGCACCCTTCGCCAGTAGCGCGTGGAACATCGACGTTTCCCGCCACTCAAACGACGTCATCCGGGCATTAGGCCGCCGGGAAATGACAGCGTGCAGGGGATGATCGGTCGCGACGCGCCGCACCCCCGCCTCGTCAACGTGCAGGACGCGGAGCGGTAGCCGGGCAATGCCGCCCGCGATGCGCCGGCAGCAAGCGAACACCGTGGACACCCGCAGCGCGGTATCGACGTTGACCACCGCCCCCGACTTTGACTCCTGGCCGTAGGCCAGGATCCGCGCCAGATCGTCCGACGTCATCCTGCGTTCCGACGGCCCGCCCAGCCAACGCTCGATCAGCCCCATGACCTAACCCTTCCCGGGGCGCACCGCGCCCGCTAGTCCCACCGTCACGAGCAGGATGCCCGCGACGGCCCACCCAAGGGGCGGCCACGCCAGCGCCCCACCCACCACCAGCGACGCCCCGCCGGTCACAACGAAGACCACCCGCGCCACCCCGATCGCCCCGTCGGTCATTGCGTCACCATTTCCCGTTGATCCATGTAGGACGCCACGTAACCGCCGCCGGTCCCGCCTCGAGCCCGGCCCAGCGCCATCACCGTCGCGATCACCCCGTCGATCTTTTCGGTCGAGCGCTTGCGATCCGGCTTGATGTTGCCGGCCTCGTCGAGCTTCACGACAGCGTTAGACGCGCACCAGCCGAGCACCGGGTTTCCCCCGTGCCGAAGGTTCCGCGACACCACCAGCGCCTCGAGGTCTTTGGATGGTTCCGACATTGACTTGAACCCCTGCCCAAACTCCACCATGTTGAAACCGTCCTTCGACAGATCCGTCGCCGTCGCCGTCGCGCCGTGCGCGTCATACGCGATTTCCTGTATCTCGACGCCGGCCGCCCGCAACTCGCGCAGGTCGCGCTTGATCCATTCGTAGTCAACGAGATCGCCGGGAGTAGCGACGAGGTGCCCGTCGCGAACCCAATTCGGATACTGGTTCCGCTCCGTCAGCGACCCACCTGGCGCACCCACCCGTGACTCTGGGATGTAGAACCGCGACCACAAGCGCACCGTGCCATCGTCTTCCGGCCACGCGAGCACCAGCGCCGTGAGGTCGAGCTTGCTCGAGAGGTCGAGCGCCGCCCAGCAAGGCCGCCCCGCCATGGACGCGGGATCGGTGTACGTCGGGTCGCACTCCCGAAAGCGATCCATCGGGAGCCAGCGCGTCAAGGTGCGCGTCCAGATGTTCAAACGGTAGCGAAGGAAGGCATTGAAAAAGTGAGGTTGCTTCTTCGCCTTCTCCGCTTGCTCCGCGAATTCCGAAAGCAGGGGGGCCGTGCCGAGCCCCGGGTTTGCCTTCCACCAAGTTGCCGGATCGAAGGGATCGTCCCCCTCGTCGGCCGCCGTCACGTACGCGAAAAGCGTGTCGTCCTCGACGGTCTGATCCAGCACCTCGAGCGCATACTGGTGATGCGTCCACCCGACGGAGCCCGGCACGTACACGCCGGCCGTGGTGATCTCGAAGGTCAACGGCTGGCGACGCGCGCCGGCCGAAGTGTCGAGCACCGCGGCCAACTCGTGATCCTTCCACATATGCACTTCGTCCCGAATGTCGCCCGACAGCGAAAGCCCGTCCTGCGTTCCACCGTCCGCGGACAGGACGCCGGCGGTAGCGTTCAGCCGGTCGCACACGAGCAGGCCGCCGTGCGCGAATCCCTTGGGGACCGTGATGTATTTCCGCAACGACGGCGATTGCCGGACCATCATGCCGGCCGCCTTATGGCAGATCAGCGCTTGATCGCGCTTCGTTGCGGTGAACCGCACTTGGCCGCCCGGTTCCCCGTCCTGCACCAGCAACTTGAGCCCGACGCCGCCGGCGAGCGTGGTCTTGCCGCCCTTCCGCGGGATCTCCCAATAGACCGTGCGGAATCGCCGGAAGCCCGACTCGTGCCGCTTCCACCCGAAGATCTCGCGCACCTGGTCGGCCTGATACGGAAGCAACTCGAGCGGCTTGCCGGCCCATTGCCCTTCGTAGTGCCGGCAGAACCGCGGGAAGAATCGCGCCGCGCGCGCCGCTTCCGCCTCGTCGAAGAAGTAGCCGCGATCCCGGGCCGTCCGGTGATCGCGCTCGCGCCGTTCGATCGCCAGTTGCTCGACCTTCCCGATCGTCCGCTTCGCCGGGAGCTTCGGGACGCTCACCCCTTGCCCCCCTGCACCACCTCGAGCGGCTTGCCGAACAGGTCTTCTTCGATCTCCTTCTCCGATTCGCCGGGCTTCGGGGGGACCGACACCCTCGAGCGCCCCGAAGGCGTAAGGCCGAACTCCGCGGCAAGGTGCCGAGCCTGCGCCCGGGCATCTTTCGCGATCACCACCGCCGGATGCGCCTTCTGCCCCTGGGGAGAATCGACGACCGTGCCCTCGCGCTGGTAGATTCTGGTAGCCTCGATCGCCAACGAGTGCGCCGTGCAGTAGTCGGCGAGCCGCCCGCCGTCGAGCTTGGAAAGGATCCCCGTGTCAACGAGCGTCGGGACCACCCGATCCCACTCCGCGCGCGCCTCGAGATCGAGCCATTTCGGCGCGTCCGGCGTGCCGGGCGGTAGTGAAAACTCGTCGCGGGCTGCACGATCCTTGCGGAAAGTGCCCTCGAGTTGCTTCCGGGCCGTCGGTTTCGGCGCTGGTCCGCGCTTTCCCATGGATTCACCTCGAGTGCATTGCACTTTGAGTGCATACGCCCGCGGGGGGCGCGAACCGCGCGAAATTTCCAGGGGGGGGATCTCGCCCCTCGAGAGGGCCGAAATCACCAGCAATATTAGGGGGGTGGCCGATACCTGCCGGCGCACGCCCCAAACTACCAATGAGTGTGTTCCGGGGGCCTCCCAGAGATGAGACACCCCTTATGGGGGGTGCGCCTGCCCGCTTTCCGTGCAGGTCGATCATGACGCGCGCCCCGCGAGCCCGCCATCTACACGCGCCGTCTTGCTCGAGTGACACGACCAGCACAAGGCTTGAAGGTTGGTTGGATCGAGCGCTCGACGTGGCGCGATAGCGCGCGAGACAACGTGGTCAGCAACTCGAGCAGGCTTTCCGCAATGCGCGCAACGAGGGGAGCCAGCCAGGAAGGACGCACGCAGCGTGCGCCAGGGGCTCGAGTAGTAGAACGCGCCCGCCACCCGCCGATCATGCTCGAGCTTCCCCTGGTGCACGTCGCAGCGCTTACCCCTCGGCGCAACGCGCGAGCACCCGGGAGCCGGGCAGACGTGGGGCAAGGCGTACGGCATCGTCCTATCCTCCGCCACGAGCGCGCCTCTTTTGCCGCTTGCCCGCACCCAGCCACTTGATCGCAGCAAGGCGTAAGCGCTCGCGCCCCCGCTTGTATTCGTCGCCCGTGTCGGCCTCGTACAGATGCACAACCGCTTCCATCACGTACCCGAAGGGGGAAAGGTTAGAGGCGATCGGCCCAACCATGCCCTTGCCCCTGCGCCTTCGAGTAGCGTGCCCCGGGCAGAAGCGATCACGAGGCTTCGCCAGCCGAAGGCAATCGGGAGACTCGCAGAACCTTCCGCCCATGCCCGCCATCCTGCCCCCTGCTACTTCGACGCCCGACGCTTCGCCCGATCCAACTCCCGACGCAGCGCCCGGAGCTTGTTGCGCGCCAGCCCCAACTCCGACACGCCCATGAACTCGTGCACGCCGGCGTGCTGCCCCCAGACCCAGCGCGGCCACGCGAGCAGCACAAGCCGCGCCCACCAAGGGGGCGGCCGCTTGTACGCGTGCACCTGGTCGCCCTTGGTTCGCCCGCAGACGCACCGTTCGATCACCACCCCGACGCCGTTACTCATGACGCGCACCCCTTGTCACACCGACAGCGGAAACCGTCCGAAGCGATCCCGTGGCACACGATCCCGCGATGCTGATCGGGGAAGTGTCCGCACCGACACGGCTTGCCGACTGATTCGCCGGCGAGCCTTGCGCGGACAGCCGCCGCCCGGGCTTCCCTGTCCCGCCTTGCCGACTCCCGCCTCGAGGCGGCCGATCGCAGGCACTCCGGGCGATGCGCCTTGCGCCCGCCGCAGATCGGGCACGGCGCACGCCCACCCAGCCGAACCTCGTGGACGCCCGAAGGCGGCCGTTCCTTCGCGTGCACGTCGAGCCACGCCCGCCGGGCGACGTCTTCCGCCTCGAAGCGATCGAAGATCGCCCCGTGCATGGACGCGCCGTTACCCGTCGGTCCCGCCATCCCCCCGTACACGCGCACCTAAGCCTCCCCGTGGTCTTCGTTGAGTGTGAACACGTCGATCAGCAAACGCGGCTTGACCGTGTCGAACTTCTTTCGCAGCACCAGCAACTCGACCTGCCGGTCGTTGAGATACGCGCCCTTTGGGCCTGCCAGCGCGTCAAGGATCAACTTCGTCGGGCCGTCCAGATCCATCAGGGGATGCGCGAGGTACAAGACGACCTCGACGCCGACGGCCTCGCCGGTTGGCGCGCGGTAGCCGGCCGCGACCATGGCCGCGCGCGTCCGGTACGCAATGCGCCCCTGGAAATCGACAGCCTCGCGCGACTTGAAGATCCCGCGGCCGCCTCGATACGTCCCGTTGACCGATACGGTCCGGCCAGGAACGACGACGTGCACCCTCACGGCTTGACCCCGAAATCCGGCACGCCGGGAAGCGTCGCGAGCTTGGGCCGGGCGATCCGTACGGCCGCTTGCAGGATCCACGAGAGGGATCGATCCTGCCGCCGGGCCTCGAGCCGCACCACCTCGAGGACGTCTTCGGGCAGATAGACCGACTGTTTACGCTTGTCGATCACGGCCGCCCCTTAGCGCCGTCGGCGAGCGCGCTTTGTATCGCCAGGGAGGCCGCCAGCGCCCGCACGATCACGCCGTGCGTCCGCACGTCGTCTTTCGAGTCGGCCATCGTGTCGAGAATGATCGAGCACTCAGCCAAGGCGGCCCGCACGGGAGCCTCGTCGCGCAGGATGATTGCCGCCTTGCCGGCCTCGAGCCAGCGCGCCCGATAGTCCGAACGCTCGCCGGCGCGCCATTCCTCGAGCAGCACAACCACCTGGCCGAGCGCCGCAATAGCCCGATCCAGCACCGCAGCGGGAAGGGGCATTAGTGCAGCCATCCCTTCCGCGCGCCGCGCCCGACGTACTCGAGCCGCCTCGAAGGGGGGTTCGCGTCGAGCACCGAGCGGACGACGCGCTCGAAGTGCTCCCGTGGCACGCGCCGGTTCTCGTGGTCGTCCCGCTCGCGCCGGAAGGCGCGCCGTTCCGACTCGAGCGCCAGCCGCTCGCCCTCGAGCGTCACGAGATCGTCGGCCATGCCGGCCGCCGTGAAAGACGAGCCGAGCACCCAGCCCGCGCACGCCGCCAAACACACGAGAATCGCCGCCATCATAGCGCCACCCCTTGCCCCTCGAGAGGGGCGACACCGTCCGTTTCTGGGAAGATTCGCCGCAACTCCTCGAGCGTCCGGCCCTCGCCGTCGCGCCATACGTCCGATCGCGGCCCGTCCTGCCACGCGTCCTGGGCCGCCGGCGAGCGCCGGGCGTCCTGCAGGGGGCCGACGAAGTAGGCCAGCCAACGAGGCTTCGAGCCCGCCTTCGTTGCCGCTTCGGCCGCGACCTCGAGCGCTCGAGCCAGCCCCAGCCGGGCGACCTCGACGTCGATCTGCTCGCGCACCGTTGCGACCCGGTCAGCGCTGGCGACGCGCATCCAATCCCGGGGCACCGCCATCCGGTCGGAGAGCAGGTCGCGAAGCATTGCCCAAGGGGAAGCTTCTGGGGCGGCGCTGGCCGCGGGCTTGCCCGCGGGTACTACTTCCAGATTCCTAACATCAGGATTCCTAACATCAGCCCGGCTCGACAAGACCTTGGCTTCGCCTTGGACAAGCCTAGGCGTGTCCAAGGACATGCCTAGGTCTGTCCCTGCCGGATCCCGCTCCACCTGGCCGGGCACCGGATCGGGAATTTCGCTAGGAGCTTCGCGGGGGTGTGGATGCTGGTGT